AAGTATTTTTTTTACAGGCTATGCAAGGGGTCATTCTTACCGTTCTGGTCCTTTCTTGGCCGTTTGTGGTAAATTGGCACAATGAACTACTCGAAAGGGTCTGCGATGATCACGAGAAGCGATGTATTACTCTCACTGGATGTGGCTCGATCGAAGATGTCTTGTCAAGTTGATGAGTGTGACGGGAAGTTCAAGGCTCTAGGTTTCTGTGATCCTCATTATCGTAAGTACGTCAGGTATGGTGATCCTCTCTTCGAACGTAAGCTGAAGGCTTGCAAAGTGAAGGGTTGTAGGATGAGTCACGTAGCCCTGGGGTATTGCAATATGCATTACACCAGATTTCGCACTCATGGCGATCCTTTGGTGGTCAGTAAGCGTGGAGCTAAACCAGGGCCTAGAAGCGGTGCTAAGGCAGCTAAGGCTCAACATCTCAACAACAGGGGTTATCTGATAAGGTCTGCGATGGGGCATCCTTTGGCTACGAAGCACCACCGGCTCTTGGTTCATCGTGGTATCTTGTTCGACGCTATTGGTGATCAGACGCATTTGTGTCACCTTTGCGGGATTACATTGTCGTGGTGGAGTCCTCAGCGTGCGAACGACTATTTGACTGTTGATCATGTCGACGGTGATAAGACCAACAACGTTTTAGAGAACCTGAAGCCTGCTTGTCAGAAATGTAACACTTGGAAGGGCGGGGGAAGATGATTGAACCTACTGTTGAATTCACTGAAGCTGGCCTTGCCATCTGGACTTTTGTTTGGGATGAGTGTTATTGGTTGACGGCTTCAGATCAGGTCGCTGTTGAACGTTACGTGCTGCTTTGGCAGGAATTCCATGAAGCAGAGTCTGAATTGAATACTTATGGTCGCACTGTGGATGGGTCTAATGGTCAACCTGTTCCGTCTGGTTTTATCAGTGCGAAGGTTTCGATCGACCGGTGCTCTTCGTCAGCACGAAAAAGTTCTTGGATTGACGCCCGCTGCGCGTAAGCAGTTACAGGTGTCTGTCTCTGATGTGGATGACTTCGCTGACTTTATTGATGATCTACAACGCGCCTGACGGTGCAAAATTCGTGTGAATAGGTGCGGGTTGAGCGTTCTTTGCCCCTTTGGGTTGTGGGCTTCGTTCGGCTCCCCCACCTATTCGCCGTTAATCTCGGCCTCTTTAGCACAATGGTAGTGCATCTGTTTTGTAATCAGAATATGAAAGTTCGATTCTTTCAAGAGGCTCTCAGAAGCTCTCTAAGCGTTTCTTCTCCCTTTGTGGGGTAATCTATGCTCAGGGGGGCTGCAAAGCGACTGACGGGCTTGTAAACCGGCTTAGAATCAAAGAGGGGAGGGGATAGATGCATCCTGTCAACGACGTTTCTGTTCCTTCTCTTTACCATACGCTACCAAAATACGATCAATCTTCGGGTCAAGACCTGATTCGCTTCATTGAGCGTTTCATCAAGATCACGTCTTCGTCTCATCTCGGAAACATCGGTGATCCGGTGGTTCTGCAAGATTGGCAGAAAGAATTCATCTGGGCGTTGAACGAACAGCGTGACGACGGGATGTTTCGCTACAAGAAAGCGTTGTTGCTGATCTCTAAGAAGAACGGCAAGAGCTTTTTGTTGTCTGCTTTGGTCGTAGCGAACCTTTTCATGCGTGAAAGTAACTCTACTATCGCCGTGATTGCTTCCACGAGGGAGCAAGCCGGCATCATATTTAAAGAATCTGTTCGTATGATCAAGGCTAATCCGACTCTTCGTGAAAAGATTCATTTCCGTGAGAACGTCAAAGAGCTTGTGAACACACTAAACGGGTCTATGGTCAAGGTTTATGCCTCTGACGTAGACGGTTTGGACGGTATTCTGCGGTGATGTGTTCGTTGTTGACGAAGTTCACCGCCTGAAGCGCTCCGAAGTGTGGAATATCCTTTCAGGTTCACTCATGAAGCCTAATTCGCAGCTAATCGGTCTTTCGACCGCTGGCGACCCGAATCAGAAGCGTCAAATTCTGAACCAGCTCTACGAGTATGGGAAGCAAGTGTCTTTAGGTAAGTTCATTGATGAAACGTTCCTGTTTCGTTGCTGGCAACTACCAGATGACGCTGATTGGACTGATCCAGCTAACTGGCATTACGCCAATCCGGCTTTGGGTCAGAATCTGAAGATGGATGATCTTGAATCTATTTTCGCTCAGGAAATGGAAACAGGGCACGAGTCTTCATGGCGCAGACTGCACTGTAACCAGTTCGTTACGCTCGAAGATAACTGGAAAATCGTTGAAGAATTCAAGCTTCTAGCGGTTCCTGGTGAGAAACTTCGTCCTAAGGATGAGGTTGTGCTTGCTTTCGATGGTTCTGCCTCACAGGACAGCACGGTGCTGCTCGCTTGCCGTACCGCTGATAATTACATCGAGATCGTTGACATGTGGGCTAGGCCGTTAGAGCTGCCTGCTGATGCGAAGTGGTATGTCGATGTTGAGGACGTGATGGCTGCTGTTCGTGACGCCTGCTCTGATTACAGGGTCAAAAGGATCGTGTGTGACGCTGCCGGCTGGAAGTATCCGCTGTCGGTGCTGTTGAATGAGGGTTATCCGATTGAGGCTTATCCTCAGTCACCTTCGAACATGGTTCCTGCTATCAAACAGTTCGAATATGGTGTTCGTTCTGGTGAGATCAGCCACAACGGTGACCCTGAGTTGATTGAGCACATTGGTAACGTCACGTTGCGTTATCAGCGCACATTTGACGGTTACATGATTGCTAAAGACAAGCGCTCACCTCTCCGTAAGATCGACGCAGCCGTTTGTGCTGTGATGGCTTATGACGAGGTGTTGAACGCCCCTGTAGAGAACGATTTCGGTGTTTTCGCCGAGGCTTGGTGATTGTATGAATTGGATTTCGAAGATTTTAGACGTACTGTTCGTCGTTTTTGCTGTTGCGGGCCTTGTGCTGGCTCCTTTGTGGGTTGCGCTACTGGTTGTCTCGTTAGCTTTTGTTGGGTTAGCTCGCTTGGCCGAGGTTAGAGGGGTTGAGTAATGAGCATTCTTTCTAGTCTTGCGTCTGTTTTGAATCCACCTTCTGCTAGGGAGTGGAACGCTGGAACATCTTGGGGTATGAATTACCAGGGTGAAGGCATCTCTGATGATGCTGCTATCCGCCTTGTGTGGGTTTACTCGGCGATTCGTAACCTGTCGGCCGACATTTCTTCGCTTCCATTGCACCTTTTTGAGCGTGGCGAGGGTTCTCGTGTCCAGTTGGAGCTTCCTAGCTTCCTGACTACACCTAACCCGGAGACGGATCAGACTTACGAACTCATTGAGCAGATCGTTGTCTCTCTGGAGACTGAGGGCAACGCTTACGTGGTGCCTATCCGTGATACGAGAGGTAACGTCCTTGAGCTTTGGGTTTTGAACCCTTTCAAGGTCGATGTTCAGCGCAGCATGGCGAACGAAAAGATTTTCATTGTCACTGAGGACAACCGTGAGCTTGAAATCGCCTCTCAGGACATGGTTCACATTTCGAACATGAAATCGCCTGGTTCTTTGAAGGGTATGTCCAAGCTGTCCGTTATGCGTCAGCAGACCAACACCCTGAACGAGATGCAGAAGCATTCTCGCACCTACTTCAAGAACGCTTCACGTCCTTCTGGTGTCATCACTCTTGAGAAGGGTACTACCCCGGAAGAGATCGAGAAGACTCGTGAGGTTTGGAAAGCAACCGCTGAGGGTGCTTCGAATGCGGGCAAGGTGCCCGTGTTGATGGGGGCCAAGTTCGAACCGATCAGCGTCACGTTCCAAGACATGCAGTTCGTCGAAGTCCAGAAGATGACTCAACGTCAAATAGCTGCTGTTTACCGTATCCCACCGCACATGTTGGGTGACCTTGAGCGTGCCACGTTCTCGAACATCGAGCATCAGTCGATCGAATACGTGACTCACAGTCTGCGTCCTACGATGATCAAGATTGAGAAGAAGCTTTCAACTCTTCTACCTGCTGGCCAGTTCCTCAAGTTGAACGAAAAGGCTTTGCTCAGAGGGGATATGAAGTCTGAGGCTGAAGCGAACAAGATCGGTATTGATGGTGGTTGGCTGACTCGTAACGATGTTCGTGCGACTCTCGACCTTGCACCTTCTGACGACGCTACTGCTTCGAGCTTGTGGGGTCCATTGAACATGGGGCCTATTGATTCAAGCAAACCTTTGACCGAGAAGGAGCGCTTCCAGATGGTAGCTCTCATGGTTCAGGCAGGCTTCAAGCCTTCTGATGTCATGGACGTAATCGGCATCGACAGTATCGAGCACTCGCGGAGTTATGCCGTCAACACTTCAAGCCGTATTTAACCCCGATCTACCTGAGGCTAACCAGAACGACACCTTTGCGGAGGGCACAACATGATTTACGAACAACGAGGTATGAAGTCTGAGGTTGAGTTCAAGGCTTCCGAAAGAAGCGGTTCGAACGTCCTCGGTCATGTGGAGGGCTACGCGAACGTGTTCAACACTCGTTCGCAGGTCCTTTTTGAGCGTGGTGAGCTGTTCATCGAAGAGTTCACGCCCCGGTGCTTTCTCCAAGTCCATCAAGGAGAACCGTGGCATCAAATGCTTGTTTGACCACGACGACAAGATGGTGCTTGGCACTGTCCGCTCAGGGACTATGGAGGTAGCCGAGGACACACACGGCCTTCACTACCGTTCCACGATCCCGAATACTTCTGCTGGTCGTGACGTTGCTGTCTACTTGGAGCAGGGGATGCTTGAAGGTTCGTCCTTCCGTTTCTCCCCAATCAACGGCAAAGAGTCGGTGGATAGCTACGACGAAGAGACTGGTCTTCCCGTTCGTACTGTTCGTGAAGCGAAACTCATTGAGTGTTCGCCCGTTTACACACCCGCCTACCTTTCTTCCACCGTCAACAAGCGCTCGTTCACAGCTATCGCTGAGTTCCTAGAGCTTGACCTAGACGTTGTATACGAAACCGCTATGGACAGCGGGATTCGTTCACTAATCGAACATCAAAGCGTGATCGAAGCTGATGACGAGAGCAGCCGTGTAAACACTGCAACCGTTGTGCCTTCCAAGATTGCTTTGATGCGTGCGAGGCTTGATCTGAACAAGATCAACCTTCGTTGATAAGAAGCCGGATTCTTTCCACTTCGAACCTGCAAGTAACCATTCCGGCTTCAACAACGAAGCCACAAATCAAAGGAGTCATTTCTTATGACTATCGTACAGAGAGCCTTCGCGGCTTTCGAAGCTGCGGACACCGCAGCCCGTTCAATCATGGACAGCCTTGAGGCTGAAGACCGTGAACTTACTACTGAAGAGCAAGATCAGATCAGCACTCTTGTGACTGCCGCTGAAGAGAAGCGTGCCGCTTATGATTCTGCTGTTGCAGCTTCTGAGGCCCGCTCACGCTTCGACGGTGTGGTTCGTCCCGCTGTTATCGCAAGCAACGGTGAAGAGCGTAGCGCTCTTGCTAGCCTTGTTTCCGGCGAGAACCGTGCGGCTGTTGACCTTCCTACTACTTTCCTTGTTGGGCCTAGTGTGAACAAGCAGGTTCTTAGCGTTGGTGACACCGATTTCATCCGTCCGTTGGACAAGATGGTCGTTCCCGCTCACGCTTCGACCATCCCGGTGGGCAAGTTTGGTGCGGTTACTCTCACTGATAGTCTTGGTCAGGGCGCATCGCTTACTGATGGCGCTGCTGACATGACTTCTGCTAACCTTACAATCACCAAGAGCGCTTCCTTCGCAAAGGTTGCCTCTGAGGTCATCAACAACATTCCTGAGTCTGAGGCTCGTATTCGCAACAAGTTCACTCGTGCTGCGAACACTATCTTGCGTACGAAGGTTGCCGCTACTCTCGTAGCTGCTGCCGGTGTTGAGACCGCTACCGCTTCTGTTGTGACGATTCTCGACCTTATGGGTCTTCCTGACGCAATCGACAGTGATGTTCGTGGAGAATGCTATTACATCCTTAGCCCAGAGATGGTTTCTTTGCTCTCTGACGCCAAGGGTACCACAAACGATCACTTCCACTATAATCCTGCCTTGGGTGTATTCACACTTCGTGGATACCGTGTCCTTGAGGGACCAATGCAGGCGGGAAGCGACGACGACGTTGTCGCTGCGTTCGTTCACCCTGAAGCTATCACTGTTGCTGCTTCTGGCTTCACTGTTGAAAGAGACGATTCTGTCGACTTCACAACTGACCAGATCACGTTCCGTGGTATCTACTACACAGGCGCAATCGTCAATGATGCCGCATTCGTGAACACATTGACTGTTCAGGCTGCTTGATCCTAACGGATTGAGTTAATTCGAGGGTAGAGGGCGTGGTGTTTCCTCTCAGGTAAACACGTCCTCTACCCTTGCTAGTTGCTGCTCTCGGAGGTTTTGTATGAGACGTATTGAATTGAATCGCAAAGCTACCCTGAGGGTTGACTTTTATGACGATGACGGCGCTCTAGTCGACGCTGATGGTCCCGTAACTGTCACTGGTGTGACTCATGCTGGTGTGCAGTCCTTTACTGGGGCTGCCACCTATGAGTCATCTGGTGCTTACAGCTTCGTGGTGCCACCTCAGAACGCTCTGAGACTGATCACGGTCACTTGGTCGGGTGTGTTCGGTGGTCACACTGAGATCATCACTGAGACTGTTGAGATCGTATCCAGCTTCATCGTGACAATCGCAGAGGTCCGCAACAACACCTACCTCTCTTCTACTGTCAAGTATCCGAAAGCAACGATCGAAAGAGCCAGGGATCAGGCTGAAGATCTGTTCTTCCGTTACTGCCATCTAGCTTTCACTCCACGCTTCGGTGTTGAGAACGTAAGTACGGGTGCTAGTCGCCTAACGAAATACAACGAGTACCGTCGTGTCCTCGGAACAAGCGGTGCTGATGTGGTCACGAACGTGATTGTAGGCGCTAACGGGCAGCTAAGCAACCAGTCGTTTGCTGAATCCACTGGGTTCACGAACGTCTATGTAGAACATGGTATGGCTTACGCCCCGTCTGATATCAAACGTGCGATGATCGAATACATCGAGTACTTGCTGTTCGAGCTGACATCGCAGATCCCCGACAGAGGAATCAGCATCACCAACGATTTTGGTGTTGTTCGACTTTCAGTGGCTGGACCTAATCGTGCTACTGGCTTGCCAGAAGTTGACGAAACACTGAACCTGTATAGACGCAACATGGGTGCGGTGGTTGCATGACAGCATCAGCGGCTATTCCCTTCAAGAAGCATCTATTCACCGAGATGAGTAGTTATGCCGGGTTGTCTACTGTGACCATGTATTACGGTCCACCTAGGGTGTACGAAGCTGAATCTATCATCTTCTTCGATACCCGTTCGAGTATTGAGTTCGCCACTATGGGAAACTTGGCCAGGGATGAAGAAATCACGACTGATCTTGTGATCACAGTGAATCATCCATCCTTCTCCGCTTTGGAATCTGAGACTCGTGCTCAGGAGATTCTTACAGCAATCGGTAATTTCATCCACGATGAGTCTAGTGCTTCGTTCACTGGTCTGATCTGGACCCGTATGGGCGATGTTTACGCAGCGTCCGATATTGATGGCGGAATCGCCACAAAACTAATCGTATCCATCGTTAGCAAAGTGAGGCTCCAGAGATGATGAAGATTAAATACAAAGGGCCATTCGGTTCTGTTGTGATCCCTGACTTCGGCAACTTGGTTGTTGAAGCTGGTGTTGAAGTCGAGGTTCCTGACCGTCTCGGGAAGAGCCTTGTAGAGCAAGACGTTTGGAGCGAAGTCAAATCGGCTACTGCTCCTACTACAAAGGCCGAGCCTCAAACTGAGGCAAAGACCGAGAAGGAGATTAAGTAATGACTATCCAACGGCGCTAATAATCAATTGGGAATCAGCAAAGAGAGCACTTACGGAACATCTGTGACTCCTGCTCGATTCTATGAATTCAACTCTGAAAGCTTGTCCGTAGATCGCACACGCATCCAGTCCAACGCTGTTCGCAAGGGTCAACGTATCCTTCGTTCTGATGACTGGGTTCCTGGTTCTCGTTCTGTGTCGGGCAGCATGGAAGTTGACATGCAGTCTAAGGGTCTAGGTCTTCTCCTAGAGCAGATGTTCGGTGGCGCTGTTGTTGCCGGCGCTGGCCCGTACACGCACACCTGCACACCAGGCGATCTTCCGTCGATGACACTTCAGGTCGGACGCACACCTATTACTGGTGCTGTGATCCCGTTCACTTACACGGGTGTTACTTGTGCATCGTGGAGCATTGCTTGTGCGGTGAATGACATTGCGAAGATCTCTCTTGCCTTGATTGGTAAGGACGAGGTTACTAGCACGGCTCTGGCTACTGCTGCATACCCGACTGCACCAACGTTCATGACGTTCGTTGGTGGATCTCTCACCATCGCTTCTGGCACAGTCGCCAACGTGAAGAGCGTCAACCTTGCCGGTGATAACGGGCTGGGTGGACAGCGCATGTACCTCGGTTCTGCTACAACAGAGAAGCCTGTTGAAACTGGTCGCCGTGCCTACAACGGTACGTTCGAAGTTGATTTCACTAGCGAGACTCTCCACGACTACTACGTCGATGGTGACGAGAACGCTCTTGTTCTGAACTTCAGTGATGGTGATGCTTCTTCGCTGGTGATCACGATGAACGTTCGCTATGACGGTTCAACACCTCAGACCAACGGTTATGACATCACTACGCAGTCTGTTGGTTTCGAAGCGGTTGCCACAGCGGCAGACTCAACAGCTATCACTGCTGTGTATACAACTTCGGACGATGCTCTCTAAGGAGTGACATATGAGTTTCAAACTCGAAGTTGAGGGTCTCAGGGAGCTATCTAAGAACCTGAGGCAAATAGACAAAGCCCTTTCGAAAGAGCTTCGTCTTATCAACAAGACGGTTGCGGACTCTGTCAAGGAAATCATGATGGCCCGTGCGAAGGGCCTTGGTGGGGTGGCTAACAAGTCATCAAAAAACATCAAGGCCCTCGCTACCCAGCGTGACGCATCCGTCAAGTTTGGTGGGAAGCCGTACAACATGGGTGCCGAGTTCGGTGCTTTGAGGTACAGGCAGTTCAGTAGGTGGCGTGGATCCGGTAAGGGTGCAGGCTATTTCTTCTGGCCCACTATCGAAGCAGAATACGAAAACATCGCTACGGATTATCAGGAACGTTTGAACCGTCTTATCGGTGCCGCTCTTGATATGCAGTAGCACTAATTACCTGAGAGGTAAAAAATTATGAGTGAAGAAGTGACAACTACGACCGTAACAACCGTAATGCTGACTGACGCACTGGAAGGCTTCGAAGTGGCTTCTGTGTCATTCGCCGAAACTGAGTTGGCTGCTAACGCAACCGGACTTTTCTGGTCGGAAATAACCATGTTCTTGGTGAAGTACGTCCTTCCTGATGGTGTCGAGAAAGGTGTTGAGC